TTTCCCGCAGACTCTAATTCAACTAACATGTAAATTTATCAGATTTCGAACATTAAGTCAGTTTGTCAGTAAGTAAGGTTAGTATATTCTGGTTGAAGCAAGTTAGTCAGTAAGTGAAAATTGGTTTAGGGTTTGTCAGGTTAGTCAGAAAGTTGTTTGGTTAAAAAAAGAATGAGGTAACTAGGTTTGGATGATTCAGGTGTCTCTGTTGAATTAGAGTCTGTTTTATAAGCCGCTGCGTCGAAATTGACGAGATACTACTGAACCCAACGGGACGGTTCCAGATAGGCGGCTTCGAAGCCGACACCGGACTGACAGGCAGAAAAATAGTGGTGGACAACTATCATTCATTCGCTAATGTTGGCGGCGGCGCTTTTTCCGGCAAGGACCCTACTAAGGTTGACCGGTCAGGCGCATATAAGGCAAGGGAAATTGCAAAGGAATACCTGCAAGAATATGGGCTGAGATGGTGCGAAGTTCAACTGAGCTATGCAATAGGGCGAGACAGGCCACTTGCGATATATATTAATTCTGACAGAGGATATTTTGACCCGCCAGACAGCCTATATGACGAATGCAGGCCGGCTAATATTATTCGTGACCTGGACTTGCTGAATGTGAAATATGAGGAATTGGCGAAGTTCGGGCACTTCCTCTATTAAGGAGGTAGTGACGAATGAAACGAGTGTTCATTTCGCATCCATTTACTTCAGACCCTGAGGGGAACCGGGTCCGGGTTGATATTATCTGCCATGATTTGGTCAAGCAAGGAATACTACCGATTAGCCCTCTGCACTTATTTAGCTTTATGGAGGATGACCTCCAGAGAGAAGAAATACTCAAGGTATGCTTCAGGCTTATTGACATATGCGATGAGGTTTGGATATATGGGAACAGCGAAGGTTGCAAGAAGGAAATGGATTATGCCCTTTCCCGAGGGAAAAAGGTTCTGAATAAGTGTGGTGATCAAAATGGCGAGACCAAGCAAATTAACTCCCGAAATTACAAAAAGATTAACAGAGGCAATCAGGGCCGGAAACTATTATGAGGCTGCTTGCGGTTACGCAGGTATTCACTATTCAACCTTCCGAAAATGGATGCAGAAAGGTGAGGTCGCAAAAAGTGGTAAGTTTAGGGAGTTTTTCGAGGCTATTACGCGAGCGGAGTATGAAGCAGAAGTCAGAATGGTTGCTTTGTGGCAAAAACACATGCCGGAAGATTATCGAGCGATTAGAGATTTCCTTGAGCGCAGATATCCCGACCGCTGGGGCCGCAAAAGACTGGACATAGAACACAGCGGAGAAATCGGCATTAAGATAGTGGATGATATAGATGACGAAGATTAGGCTGACGGAGCTTATTGCTCCGTCATTCTATGGACTCCACAGGGAACTCAAAGCAGAGCTCCACGATGAGGTATGGTGTAAAGGCGGCCGCGGCAGCACAAAGTCAACCTTCATCAGCATACAGATTTTACTTGGCCTGCTGAAAGACTCAGAAGCAAACGCTGTAGTTACCAGAAGATACCAAAACGAGCTCAGAGATACTGTATACGGTCAGTTCGAGTGGACCATATCAAAGATGGGCCTGGGAGACTATTTCAAGTTTCAAGTTGCGCCAATGCAGATAGTCTACATTCCAACCGGGCAGAAGATAGTTTTCAAGGCAGCCGACAATCCGCTAAAAATGAAGTCTATCAATCTGGGCCGCGGCTACATCAAATACGCTTGGTTTGAAGAGGTCGATCAGTTTGTAGGCATGGAGGAAATCCGCAATATTCTCCAGTCACTATTCAGGGGCGAGAATAAAAAGCGGATTGTTTTCTTTTCCTACAATCCGCCAAAGTCCGGGCGCAGCTGGGTTAACCAGGAGGCGAAGATACCGAAGCCCGGCCGCAGGGTGCATCACTCAACATACCTTGACGTGCCGCCGGAATGGTTAGGTGAACGGTTCCTGGCCGATGCGGAACACCTGAAAAAGACAAACGAGACAGCATACCGGCATGAATACCTGGGCGAAGAAGTGGGCACCGGGCTTGAGATATTTAATAACATTCAGCTGCGGATCATCTCACAGGATGAAATTGCAGTATTTGATCGCATCAGGCAAGGTCTTGACTTTGGTTATGCTGTGGATCCGCTGGCCTTTGAGCGTATGTATTATGACCGTACACGGCGGCGGCTTTATTTGTTTGCCGAGATTAGCGGACTTAATTTATTCAACCGGCAGTTTTGGGAAAAGGCGCAG